TCCTTCTTGGTTATGGCATTGTGTTGAACCTAACGAAAGTGATGATATAAGAATATCTGTATCATTTAATTTTATACAGAAAGGATTTAATGTTTAAATATCAAGTTATAAAAAACGCTGTATCATACGAACTAGCTAATTTTATATTTAATTACTTCTTACTTAAAAGAGATGCTGTTGGTTATATGTATCAACATAATATACACTCACAGTCCCCGATCCTTGGAACATGGACCGATAAACAAATACCAAATACTTATTCTTGTTATGGTGACTTTGTGATGGATACATTACTAGTCAAGATGTTACCTGTAATGAAAAAAGAAACAGGATTAGAATTAATACCAACTTACTCGTATGCAAGAGCATACAAAAAAGGTGATGAATTAAAAAGACATAAGGATAGACCTTCTTGCGAGGTATCTACAACAGTTAATCTAGGTGGCGATCCTTGGCCTATATTTATAGACCCCACTGGATCAAATAATGTGATTGATGAGTATAAAAATATACATAAACCCAACGCTCCAAAAGGCGAGAAAGTCTTGCTTGAAGTAGGGGATATGTTAGTATATAGTGGCTGTGAACTCGAACATTGGCGAGAGCCTTTTGACGGGAACATTTGCGGCCAGGTATTTTTACATTATAATCATGTAAACGGCCCATTTGCTGATAAAAACAAGTTTGATGGCAGAGCTAAGTTAGGTCTACCATCAGGTTTAAAATAGTATTATAATGGAGCCATATGCTACAAAAAATAGGATTCCAACCTGGATTCAATAAACAGATAACAGAAACCACAGCTGAAGGACAATGGGTTGATGGTGATAATGTACGTTTTAGATATGGTACACCTGAAAAAATAGGTGGATGGTCACAGTTAGGTGAATCAAAACTTACAGGAGCTGCAAGAGCTTTACATCATTTAGTTAACAAGTCTGGTAACAAGTTTGCAATCATAGGCACAAACAGAATTTTATACGCTTACACAGGTGGCGTATTCTACGACATTCATCCAATTAAAACTACTACAACATTATCAAACGCATTTAGTACAACGAATGGTTCAGCAACGGTTACATTAACATTCAGCACGGATCATAACATTCAAGAAAATGATATTATTCTTTTAGATAATTTTACAGCTATTACAAACTCTAACTACTCAGCGTCAGACTTTGATGATAAAAAATTTATGGTAACAAGCGTGCCAACAGCTACCACTCTAACTATTACAATGCCATCTAATGAGACAGGCTCAGGTGCTACAACATCTGGTGGTATCAGAGTACAACATTATTATCCAGTAGGTCCTGCAGAACAATTACCTGGTTTTGGTTGGGGTCTAGCCGCATGGGGTGGAACCGTAACAGGTGAAGCAACTACAACTTTAAATGGTAGTATCAATGCAGTTACAACAACTGTTGTATTAACAGACGCATCTTTGTTTCCAACTTCAGGTACAAACTTTGTACAGATAGGTTCAGAAGAAATTTCATATACAGGTATATCAGGTAATACTTTAACAGGTGTTACAAGAGGAGTTAGAAATACAACAGCTGCAACACATTCAAATGGTGCAACAGTAACCAACAGTTCAGATTATATTGCATGGGGTGAGGCTGCATCGGGTGACTTAGTTGTTGATCCAGGTTTATGGTCTATTGACAACTTTGGTGATAAAGTAATTGCACTAATTCATAATGCACAAGTATTTGAATGGGATTCAAATGCAACAAACGCTGTAACTATTAGAGCAACTATTATATCAGGTGCACCAACAGCATCACGTGATATGTTAGTATCTACTCCTGATAGACACTTAGTATTTTTTGGCACAGAAGAAACTATTGGAACACCATCTACACAAAATGAAATGTTTATTAGATTTTCAAACCAAGAAGATATTAACACATATCAACCAACAGCAATTAACACAGCAGGTTTTCAAAGATTAGCTGATGGATCTAAAATTGTAGGTGCAGTTAGAGGTAGGGACGCAATCTATGTTTGGACCGATACATCGTTATTTACTATGAGATTTATTGGTCAACCTTTTACATTTGGTTTCCAACAAGTAGGAACAAACTGCGGATTGATTGGACAAAACGCTGCATTAGAAGTTGATGGTGCTGCCTATTGGTTTTCAGAAAATGGTTTCTTTAAATACTCTGGTAACCTTGAGACTATGACATGTTTAGTAGAAGACTTTGTTTATGATGATTTAAATACAACAGCCAATCAACTAATTAATGTTGGATTAAATAATTTGTTTGGTGAGATTACGTGGTTTTATTGCACAGAAAGTTCAACTGTAATTAATAGATGTGTAACTTATAATTATATGGACTCGACACCACAAAGACCTGTGTGGACCACTGGAACTTTAGCAAGAGGCGCATGGCAAGATTCCTCTGTATTTGGTTTACCACACGCAACTAGTTTTACTGCAAGTGATGATGCATCATTTGATGTTGTTGGTAACACTGAAGGAAGCACAATATACTTTGAACATGAAAAAGGAACGGATGAAGCACTAGCAACTGGTATAAATACAGTTACTTCTAACATTGAATCAGGAGATTTTGATATTACAGCACAAAGATCTAGACAGGGTCAACAAACAGGTGTTGCAACGTTTCAAGGAGATGGTGAATTTATTATGAAGATTAGAAGATTTATACCTGACTTTTTATCTCAAACAGGAAATACACAAGTAACATTACAGCTTAGAAACTATCCGAATAGCTCACAAGCAAGCTCACCACTTGGACCCTTTACAATTACCAGTTCTACTGATAAAGTAGATACACGTGCAAGAGCAAGAGCCATGTCTTTGAAGATAGCTAATACAGCTGCTAATCAAAGCTGGAAGCTTGGTACGTTTAGATTAGACACGCAACCAGACGGAAGAAGATAATGGCTACATTAGCACAATTAGCACAAGCATATTTAAATCAAGGATTACCTAGTATATCTGGTATATTTAAACCTAGAGGGCCGAGTATACCAACTCCAGTTCCAGTTCCAGTTGCACCAGAACCAGGAATCACTCCACAATTGTTACAACCAATGGGTGGCAACGAAGAAGGATTTAGTGTCTACAATCCTGATCCAAATATGACAAGAACTTCAGATCAATATAGTCCATATGCATATAGACAAGCTGCTGAAAGAAATTTAATTGGAACAATGGGAGGCGCTCTTACAGGAACACAAATTCCTAACACAAGCACTGAAGTAGCAAAATTAATGGACATGTATCCAGATTATTATCAAGGTAAACAACTAACTGGTATACCTGGTGCAATATCAAATTATGCAAAAAATAGTCTTTTAGGTAGAGCATTAACTTCTTTAGCTAATGCGCTTCCTGTAAATAGAACAGGGATATTACAAAACGAATTACTGGGAGCTGGTTTTCAATTAAATAATATTGGACAAATTGTAGGAGACCCACGTACAGTAGAAGGAGTAATGGCAGGTATGAACACCAGTAGAATGGATGCTGGTAGTTTTGATAAAAAATCTGCAGGTATTGAAAAAACTTTAAGTGGTAAATATGGACTTTCTAAATCAGAAATAGATTCTATAAAAGCAGGTAATATTACAGATTCTATTAAAGCAAAAGCATATAATAAGACAATGGGAACTACTAGTAATTTAGTACAAGACTTATTAAACACAGAAATTGCTAAAAATAAATTTTTGGATGTTATAGATAAAACAAATGTTATTTTTGATGATAAGTCATTACAAAAAGATCCTACCTATAAAAGTTTAGATGAAAAGATAGAAGAAGGATTATTAGAGGGAGACGATGATGATGATGATGATTTTGAGTTTGATCTAACAGATCCATTAAAAATTGATCCAATATCTAAAAAAAATGTTATAACAAATACAATTTTTCAAGAAGCAGTCGAGAGACAAAAACAAGCTGAAGCACAAAGAATAGAAGACCAATTAGCGGCAGCGGCTGCAACAAAAAACAAAGCAGCAGCTTTAAAAGCAATTCAAGAACAAGGAGCGGCAGATTATAATCCTGGTATACACGGGTCAACTAACTACGGACAAGATAGTCAAGGTAATCAATCTTTTAGTGGTGAGTCTGTAGGAGCACCAGGTTTAGGATTTGGTATTGGTTCAGATGGTGGTCCAGTGAGTAATAGAACTGGTAGAGGAAGAACAGGATTTAACAAAGGTGGTTTAGCAGATCTTGTATACTTATTGAGGCTTAAATAATGGCAAAGATAACAGTAGTATTTACTAGACCTGGACAAGAATATAAACAGCAAGACGCTGATTCTTTAGTTAGAGATTTAGACGGATTGATTGAAAAATTAAATTCAACTTTTCAACAAGATTTAAGGGATGAGCAACAAAGATTTACTTGGTTCATGAGTAGTGGAAGTGAAACGTAATGGCTAATAGATATAAAAACGCTCAGTTTGATTTAACTACAACCGATGCTACAGATATTTATACTGTGCCTTCTGAGTCTAGAGCAATTATTCAAAACATTCATACAGCAAATGTTGGATCAGGTAACGTTGAAATTAAAGCTTTTATATTTGATACATCTGCAAGCAGAGCTTATCAATTTGCAGAGCATACTGTAAACTCAGGTAATTCAAAATCTATATCTGATGGAACAATTATATTAGAAGAGAGTGACAAGTTACAATTACAAGCAGCAACAGCTGACATATTTGAAGGAACAGTATCAATATTAGAATTTGACAGAACATAGGAGAAAAATGCAAGTAATAAAACCAGAAAAAATAATAGAAAAAATAACTAACCTTAAAACAGGTGAAGAATACAAAGACGATAACGAGTGGAAATCAAAAGGAATAGCAGAAGAAAATATCAGAAGAGATATAAAAGTAATTATGCCAAGCCTTGATATTTTCGGAAAAACTAAGTAAACTAATAAAACTATGCCAATTTCAAGAATGCAAATGCCCAGACAACTAAGAAGAGGTGGCGGAATAATGAACGTCGCACCGAGACAAGGAGCACTATTAGGTGGCCTTAAAAAGGCTGTTAAAGGTGTTGCTAAGGGTATTGGAAGTGTTCTTAAATCAGATGTTGGAAAATTAGCTTTACTAGCAGGAGGAGCTTATTTTGCTCCTACTCTTTTTGGTAAAGCAGCAGGTTTTGGTAACTTTGGAAGTTTATTAAAAGGTGGACTTTCAAAAGGATTAGGTAAACTTGCAGGAGAAAAAACAATAGGCAAGACTCTTGGAGTCATGGCTGGTGGAACTGTATTAGGTGGAGTATTAGGTGCTATGTCTCCTGAAGAACAAGAAGAAGTATCATCAGGTAGAAATGTTAGCGCATTAAGAAGTAAGCTCACAACAGCTTATCAAAATTTAGGATATGATGAATCTGAAATACCTGCACTTGTAGATAACGATTTATCTGAATATACACAAGATATGGCTAGAGGACAGATGGCCGATGGTGGTAGAATGAATTATGCTATGGGAACCGATCAAATCGTGGATCAGGCATCAGGCATCATGGGTCTACCTCAAAATATTAATAAAGCAGGAGTAAAAGAGCTAGATCTTAGAGAAACAGGTGGATTTATTCCTCCAGTTGGTGTAAAAGAGAAGGCAGATGACATCCCTGCGATGTTGTCAAACAATGAATTCGTATTCACTGCAGATGCTGTAAGAGGCATGGGCGATGGTAATGTCAATAAAGGTGCACAACGTATGTATGACATGATGAAAAAATTAGAAAAAGGCGGAAGAGTATAATGGCTGAAACAATTACACAAATAACACAACCACCTGAGTTTATAGAAGCAGCTGCAAAACCATATATTACAGAATTACAACAAGCTGTAGGTGATTTTAAAGGTGCAGATTTATCAAAAGTTTATGGTCCACAATTTATAGCTGGACAAGATCCTTTACAAGCTGAAGCAATTAAAGTTGCAACTGCACAAACAGGTTTAGGATCATTTGCTCCATTCTTACAAACAGCATCAACTCAAGCTGGAGAAGCAGCAAAACAAGCTGGCCTAGCTGGTCAATTTGTTGGTCCATCAGCTTACCAACAATTTATGTCACCTTATCAACAAGATGTTATCAAAGCATCTTTAGATGAATTTGATATTCAAGCACAAAAAGGTTTAGGTTCAATTGCACAAAGTGCAATTCAATCAGGTGCATTTGGTGGAGGACGTGAAGGTGTTGCAAGAGCAGAATATATGTCAGCATCAGATAGAAACAGAGCAGCATTACAAGCACAATTATTACAACAAGGTTTTGGTCAAGCACAACAAGCAGCTAGCACAGCTTTTGGTCAACAACAACAGTTAGCACAACAGCAACAAGCATTATCTACACAACAACAAGCATTAGCTGGATTATCTCCACAGTTAGCTGGACAACAAGTTGCAGGTTTAACTAGTCTAGGTGGTGGATTGCAAGCACAAAGACAATCAGAATTAAGTGCACAACAACAGTTAGCTCAACAACAATTACAACAACCAATTACAGCAGCACAGACTTTAGGTTCAGGTATCACGAGTCTAATTGCTGGATACCCTGGATCACAGTTTCAACAAACATCACCATCAGCTAGCCCACTTCAATCTGCAT